CGATGTAGAGCGTTTTAAAAACATCATGCGCAAGAATCTGGAACGGGATCCGATGGTTATGAACAGAAGTGAGCTCGTTGAATATGTAAAAAACAAGACGGGGGAAGAGGCATCGCTTGGTGGATTGTATCAGGGGTATAGCAGTATTGACAATAAAGTAACATGGCTGAAAAGACCGCCATTAAGTAAAAGATTAAAATACACCGGAGTTGAACCGCCTATGCCGTTTACAGATCAGGGGCTTTCTATTGTTACAAAACAGTCAGACGTAGAAACTATATGGCATGAATTAGGTCATCAGGCTACCAACTCCAATGAATTATTACCGGATTGGCTTACAAATAAATATTTAAAATCATCAGTAACAGACATAACAAAGAAAAATGTTCCGGAAGATGAAATTAAATATCTTACAAAACCGACAGAGGTTGATACAAGATTAAAAATAATCAGAAAAGATATGGCTGATAAAGGGTTTACTGATTATAAAAAAGGTGAAATAACCTATGAGGAATATGCAAAATATATGGGATCTAAAGGCCCGGAAGCCGATAAAACGCTCAGTGAGTTGAGAAGAAAATATAAACAGGGGGAAATAACAAAAGATGAATTCATAAGCGAGATGGATAAAGTCAATACTTATGGAAAACCAAGAGCCGCTTACGATCTTAATTCTTAAATAAATTTATAAATCCTTAAACAGGTTAACAACATGGAAGATCTTAATTTTCAAAAATTATCCAAAACAAAAGACGGACGCGAAAAGATAATTAAAGAATTATCGAAATACTCAGGTAATATGTATCTTCGTGAACGCGATGATGAATGCTGGACGTTATTCAATAACACCGGTGATGATAAAGAATTTGAGTTTTTAACCAAAGTTGGACAATTTGTTCTTCCGGCTAAGATCCGTAGAATACCAATTCAAAGGTCAAAAGCAAATATTTTATTGTCATCTCAATCTACCAGAAATCCAAAATTCGGATTAAAGATTATTGATACAGAAGGTGTCAATCAAAAATTAACCAGATTGTACCAAGTTATCATGGCCATGATTTATTCTTTTATAAATCAGAAATACAGAACAATTCAATTCCAGATACAACAAATAGACCAGCAGGTTGCTCAGATGCAGCAGATGTTACAGCAGGAACCTCAAAACGCACAACAACAGGCGGAGCAGGAAAAAATCCGTCAGGAGCTTCCGGGAATTATCTTTAATACCACAATGGTAAAAGATAATATTCAGATCGCTCTTGCTATGTCCAAAGAAGAACGTGAGGAATTTGTCGAAAGGTTAAATGACGAATATGAAGATATGTACGAGTTATACGCTCATAAAGTGGCTACAAAGCTCCGGGAAGAAATGGATGTTAAAAGTGCTTCTTTAAAGAATTTCAGAAACAAAATCGTGGTTGGCCGCGAAGCTTATTATGTAAATTTCAATACCAGATTAAAAGCGCTTGAATTCAAATCCATAAATCCTTACGTGGTTACATATCCATCGGTTGAGGATATTGACTGGATTCAGGATCTCCCGTGGGTAATGATCGAAACCCATATGACTAAAGAGCAGATAAGAAATGCTTTTACGCTTACCGCGAAACAACTTAAAGAACTTGATGTTTTAAAATATTCATCAACCGCAGAATCCGGAGCTTTCGTGACTGGCCCCGGGCAGGCTGTTATCCTTGATAAGGACGGAAGCGGGGCTGGAGAGAAAACAAAAAAATTCCGATTAACCGGCTCCGGTATTCCCGTGAGGATGATATGGTGGCGTGCAGATCATAAAATTCAGGCTATTCAAAGTCCAAATAAATTCAAGGAAGGTTCTTTCTTTACAAATTTTATTTCTTCGGATAAGGACGTTGTAGACACTCAGCAGTATGATTACAACAGACGCGAAGGAACCTATCAGAACAAACAGACGAAAGAGAAGAAATCTAAAAACGATGTGGTTACATATAACTCTTCAAAGGGTCAGCGTTATGAGGTTAGATTTTTTGACAAAAGATATTTTGGCGTTAACATAGGAAATTCAATAATTCTTTCGGGAGAAGATCCGGTTCAGCCAAAACCAAAAGATAGTTATGATTACACTCCACTGCCAATAGTCGGAAAAACTTATAACGGAATTGGAGATTATCCTTATAGTATCATTTGGGCTACCGCAGAACTTCAAAAGCAATATTGGATTATTTCATATCACAGAGAGCTTACATTCGCTCTTGCCGGGGCAAGCGGTGTTGTATTTGATCTTTCTCAGAAACCGGACGGAATGTCTAAAGAGGAATGGTTTTATCACATGAAATTAGGGCGTTATCTGATTCAGACGATATCCAAAACCGGTGCCAGAAAAAATACAGGATACAATCAGTTCTCAAGAGTTGATCAAACGCTTACACAGTCCATTCAATATTTCGAGCTTATACTTCAGGGAATAGAACAACAGATAGGAACAATAATGGGAGTTCCAAGACAACGTCAGGGAGAGGTGGTTAATTCTGATCAGGTTGGAACATTTCAGCAGTCAAACAGGCAGGCAATGCTTGTAACCGAGATTTTATACTCAGAACATGACGAGGTAGAGGTTAAGGCTATGGAGATGCTTGTTAATCTTGCTATGCAATATAAATACAAACCGGGTGATGTTTTGAATATTACCGAAGGAGAGGCTTCTATGCTGAGAATCCCGGAAGATATGCATTTAAGAAAATTTAAGGTTAAGATGCTTAATTCTGCCAAACAGGAAATGGATCTTGATGAGATGAAGAGAATGTTTGCTCAGATGTCAATGCGTGGCGCTATGCCATTTGAATTCATTTTTAAATTATTTTCAGTTGACTCTTTAAAAGAGCTTGAGAATTTAGTGGATGTTCAGGTAAAACGTCAGCAGGAACTTGCTCAGTTGCAAAATCAGGGAACCATTGAAGCGCAGGAACGGGCCAAACGTCTTGAGATGGAATTAAAACTTCAATATGAAGAGCAGTTAAAAGTCCTTGAGTCGAAACTTGAAGAAGCAAAAATGAAAATGGATGCCATGCTTAAACAACGTGAACTTGACATTAAAGAGAAAGAAGTTAATGCTAAAATTCAGGAGTCAATGGTTACTACACAGCAAAAAGTTGCCAAAGAAAGTTTTGATGCTCAAATGGAAGATCGTAAACAATCAGAACAGGAACGTAGTAACAGAATGCAGGAAGCGCTTGACAGGATGGAGCTTGAGCTTGAAGCGTTACTCAAATCAACAGGTATTAATCAGAACTTATCCAGGAAGTAATTTGATTATAATCAATAATTAACATATATTTGCAGACATGGAAAAAAGTATTTCAATAGGCGAAGAAGCAGGCCTTACAGAAAAAAAAGTCGACGTTGTCGAGAATCCTGATTTGGAAAATCCAAAACCAGAAGGTGAAATAATCGATACTGAGAAAACCGAATTGCCTCCTGGTGATGAGGGTCAAAAAAAGAAAGAAGAGCCGTCAGAACCAAAATTAGACGGTTTAGAGAAGATTTTTATAGAAGATGTTAAATCCTTGAATGAAACATTTGATCTCCCCGAAAATTTTAGCGAATTATCCGAAACGGAGAAATACAAATTCATGAAGGAGCAGATATTGGAAAACACGCAAAAACAGCAAACTTCCGATGATCCGTTCATTGATGAATACCTCGAAGCTAAGAAAAATGGAATGGGAGTTGATGAGTTCATCCAGAAAAGGAACATTCTTAATACCATCAAGCAGATGCCTGATGACCAATTTTTATTCAATTATTACCAAAACAAGAACGGTAAAACAGAAGAAAACCCTAACGGGTGGAATGATGAAGATATTAACCGCTACATTGAAGAATTAAAAGCTAATCCTATTAAGCTTAAAAATGAGGCTGACAGATACCGTGATGAAATTTACGGAGAAATCAAGCAGGAATCAGAGCAATATAAAACTAAGATTTCAGAGCAGATCAAAGATCAGTCGATTAAAATGAATGAAACCGTCGTTAAGGAGTCTGTTGACAAATTATTTGCAGAAATGGCCGAACTGAAAGACATCGGGGGAATCCCGCATACACCGGAGGACCAAACTGCATTCAAACAAATGTTTCTGGACGTTGTCTCCATAAATCCCGAAACCGGGTATTCGAGAGCCAAAGAGCTGTTCAGTGACGACAAAGTCTTATACCAAACACTGTATCTGTACAGTAAAATCAAAGATGGAGAAAACTCCCTAAAGGGTTTTCTTTCTAAATTTAAGGAAGAGTATAAGCAGCAGATTTTAGATAAAACCAGACTTGCTCCAAGAAAAGAAGGTGGGCGGTATGATCTTTCGTCAATACCAGAGCCCGGAGATTTTGTTTAAGAATCTTAAAATTTTATCAAAATGAGATTACTACCCGGTCAGCCGATGGATGTAGCTGGTGAGAGCATATCCTCGTATTCCCTTATCCGTGCGGCTGTAAATAACCCCGATGTTCTTCCGAGAATATGGCAGGTGTTTGGAGATGAAGAAGCTCCCCTGTCATCGCTTTTAGCTGCAAAAGGCCTTACATCAAAAGGTCTTGTTGACGGAATGAACACAAGCGCATATCGCGTTGTCAAATCAAATCACGTAATGTATCCGATCAAAAATTCGGATGCACGTAAACCAATTATAAGAGCTACCGACCTTTCCAGTATTGGTGGTGGCGCTAATGCTACTTTCTACTGTCCGGCATATCCGAACAAACCCGGATACCGCCAGTCGGTTGTTTATGTTGCTCTGGGTTCAAATTGGGCTCGTCCAAACGAAGTTCTTGAGTTTAATGATAATGAGACCAAAGGTTTTATTTACGATCATGAAGAACCGCAGGAAATCGGAAATACTTATGTTTACGCAGTCAAACTTGTCACTAATAACCTGGAAGATTACTTTGACGTGAATCTGTTCAACGAAGGAAACGAAGTTGGTGTTGTTATGACAATGTATGAACATGACTTCTCAGAAACCGGTCATGAGAAATATACTTATGACGGATGGGGCCATGCTTACATGACTCTGCAGAGAGTTAAAATGAGCTGGTCAGGTACCGCTGCAGCAATGGGAGCTGACAAATCATGGTACGCATTTAAAAACTCCAAAGGACAGACGGTTAATTCGTATCTGGATTATGCCGAAAAAACCATGTGGAAAAGAATTGCTATGTATCATGAGTATCAGATGATCTTTGGTCGTGGAACCGTTACAGTGGACGGACAAACAATCCTGAAAGACAGACGTGGTCGTGAGATCATGGGTGGTGACGGATTGCTCTATCAAGGAGAAGGTGCTTACGACAAACCAATGAACAAATGGACACGTAAATTCCTCCACGGCCTGCTTCGTGATGTTGATATTCGCGCAGGACGTGACGGACATAAAGAGGTTGTTCTTGCCGGTGGCTGGGAACTTATCCAGGGTTTCTCCGACTTTATGGCTGACAGTGGATTTGTTACTATGAACAATAACGTTGAAGGATCTGGTGCTGAAAAAGGTGTCAACATGGATTACGCTTACTATCAGTATGGCGATGTTCGTATTATCCCGAAACGTATCCGCTGGTTCGATTCGCAATCAAGGCCGAATAAATATCTGTCTGACGGTACCTCAAAAGGTTCCTGGGACGGATTCGTTATTCCTTTGGGTATGACAGAAACCGGCGAAAAAGGAGTTGAGTTAATTCAGCTTCGTCCACCTAAACAGGGTACTATTTATGGTATCGATAAAGGTGGCGATGGTATGGCTTCTTCCGTTGACGGATCAAGCAAACACGTACTGGTTCAGTCCGGTATAATTTCGCGGCATAAAATCTATCGGATTTTCCGGCCGTATAACAGTTAAACAAATCATTAACTATGAATCCGGGGCGGTATTCCCGTCCCGGGTTTTTTAAACAGATTACAGAAACATGAGAAAATTAGACGGAAAGATTGTAAAATTTATTGCTGTTGACAGGAAGTACAGAACTGTACCTTATCCTGCAGTAGCACCGTGGGATCCTAAGTTGAATACTTATGTCACAGGACAGCATGTAGATCCTGACGATCCTGAAACTAAAGATAATCTTACTTTGAATGAGATTATCGGAAAAACAGAAATCAAACC